AACACCAGTGCTATAAACGCTACTGGCTCGTTTGATCCAGTTCTTATCTCTCTTGTACGTCGTGCAATGCCAAATCTCATCGCTTATGATGTAGCAGGTGTCCAGCCAATGTCTGGTCCTACTGGTCTTGCTTTCGCAATGAAGGCTCGTTTTGCAGATGCAGACGGTACTGCAATCATCAACACTGATGCTGAAGCATTCGGTCCTAAAACAGACAGCGGTAACGGCGAGCCTGACACAGACTTCTCTGGTACAGGCACACACGCTAATGGTCTATTCGATTCACCACAAGGTGCTGATGGAGCTGGTGTCGAGTTTGGTACTGGTATCGTAACAGCAACTGGTGAAGTTTCTAACATCGGTGGTCAAAGTGGCCAAATTGGTGGCGAAATGGGATTCACCATTGACCGTTCAGTTGTAACAGCTAAGACTCGCCAGTTGAAAGCTGAGTACACAATGGAACTTGCACAAGATCTCAAAGCAGTACACGGCCTTGACGCTGAGTCTGAATTGGCTAACATCTTGTCTGGTGAAATTCTCGGTGAAATCAATCGTGAAGTTATCCGCTCGATCATTGCTACTTCAAAGATCGGTACAGGAGGCAAAAGTGCTGGTATCTTCGATCTAGCTAGTGATGCTGATGGTCGTTGGGCAGTTGAAAAATTCCAGTCTCTTCTTTTCCAAATCGAATTAGAAGCGAATGCAATTGCTAAAGGAACACGTCGTGGAAAAGGTAACTTTGTTATCTGCTCTACTGGTGTAGCTTCCGCTCTTGCAGCAGCTGGAGGAATCACACTTCCTGCTGATCTTACTGTAGACGCAACTGGTAACACATTTGCCGGTACACTCAAATCAGGTCTTAAAGTATACGTAGACCCTTATGCCACAGTCGATTACGCGACAGTAGGTTATAAAGGTGGAAGCGCATACGACGCTGGTATGTTCTATTGCCCATACGTCCCACTCACAATGGTACGCGCAGTTGGTGAAAACACATTCCAACCTAAGATTGCATTCAAGACACGTTATGGTCTCCAAGCTAACCCACTATCAGCAGATAATGGTGTTGTAGCTGGAATCGGCGGAGCAGACTCTAACGAGTACTACCGCACATTCTTGGTTAAGAATATCAACATAGACGGATAATAAGGTTTTAACCTTTAACTTAAAGAGGAGTTCTTCGGAGCTCCTCTTTTTTTGCGTTATAAATAGATATATGAGCGGAACAAATCTTACAACAAACATCAACATGCTTTCACCTACTGGTTTTAAGTTGACCATTAATCGTGAAAAGTTTGCAAACACCGAGTTCTTTATTACGTCTTTCACTATACCTGACATTAGTATTTCACCTGTTGAATCTAAGTATCGTAATACTATTTCATACGAGGCAGGTGACACACCAACATTTGGCGACTTATCTTTAAGGTTTGCGATTGATGAAGACATGAAAAATTACATAGAAATTTTTGATTGGCTCAAAGCAAATACGGCCAATGATTCTAAAAATCATGGGCAGATCGAAAGACATGATATGATATTGTCTGTCATGACAAATAAGAATAGTGTTAATAAACAGTTTCAATTTAAAGATGCTTTCCCTACAGGTTTAAGCGGTGTAGAGTTTACATCAACATCGACCGAAGTAGCATATTTGCAAGCAGACATTAGTTTTAGATATAACGAATTTGCTATAATTAAATAAGAATAAATAACTTTATATTATGATTAACTTGGAACAAATCCTAGAGATGTGGAAGACTGACGCGGTTATCGATGACGTATGTTTAGATGATGAAACGATAAAGTCTTCAAAATTACACGCCAAATACCTTGAACTTTTTTCAATGGCTAAGCTTATGCTAAAGAAAAAAGAAATGGAACAAGAGTCCATGAAAAAGGATAAGTGGCTTTATTATAATGGTAAGATGTCGCAAGAAGATATGGATAGCCGTAAATGGAAATATGATCCATTTGATGGTATGACTAAACCTTTAAAAAGCGATATGGATATGTATTACTCAACTGATGAAGATATGGTGCGTATTCGAGCGCAGATCGATTATCAGAAAACAATTATTGATACTCTTGAAGAAATCATGGGTAACATACGTTGGAGACATACACACGTGAAAAATATTTTGGACTTTAAGAAGTTCACCTCTGGAATGTAATGCTAAAGGCATACCGAAAAGACGAATCTCGAATTTTTCTAGAAAGTCAGGACTCTGGCCTTCTCATGGAATTATGCGAGTACTTTACCTTCTACGCTGAAGGATATAAGTTTATGCCAGCTTATAGAAATAAGTTATGGGATGGAAAGATTCGCTTGTTTGATAGACGTTCTAATACTTTGCCTTATGGTCTACTTAAAAGAGTAGCTGAGTTTTGTTACGAAAGAAACTATAAAATAGAGTATGATTCGTCTTTAAAAAATAACGCTTTATTCGAAGAAAAAGAAGACCTTGAAAAATTTGCTAATGAGCTTTCTTTATCGAATGGCGGTAAAACAATTACACCTCGGGATTATCAGTTAGACGCCTTTATCCACGCCGCACAGAACCATAGGTGTTTATTGTTATCGCCTACTGGATCTGGTAAATCGCTTATCATTTACATGTTACTAAGATTCTTTTTAGATAACGATATGGATAGAAAAGCTTTGGTTGTAGTTCCTACTACATCGTTGGTTGAGCAAATGTATAAAGACTTTGACGAGTATTCCAAAAATGATAGTAGCTTTTCTGCAGAAGAAGATGTACATAGAATTTATTCAGGAAAAGAAAAGCACGATTTTGATCAATCAGTGGTAATTACTACATGGCAAAGCGCTATTAAACTTCCTGCAAGCTGGTTTGTTCAATACGGATTTGTCGTAGGAGATGAAGCTCATACTTTTAAAGCAAAATCGTTAACTACGATTATGAATCGATTGACTGAAGCGTATATACGTATAGGAACTACAGGAACTATTGATGACGCTATCTCTAACCAAATGACGTTAGAAGGCAACTTTGGTCCTATTCGAAAAGTTACGACAACAAAGGAGTTGATTGATTCTAAAACTTTAGCACAACTTGATGTACAATGTTTAGTTTTAAAGTATCCTGACGAAGAAAGAAAGATGTGTAAATCGTTAAAGTACCAAGACGAGATTGATTATATCGTAAGTCACGAAAAGCGCAATAGATTTATTGTGAATCTTACGTGCGATCAACGTGGTAATTCGTTAGTTCTTTATAATCTTGTACAAAAACACGGAAAACCTTTATACGATATGTTTGTTGAAAGATGTAAAGCTACAGGTCGTAAAGTGTTTTTTGTATCTGGCGCTGTTAACGCTGAAGAACGTGAAAGAATACGTGCTATCACTGAAAAGGAAAAGAACGCTATTATCGTTGCGAGTGTAGGTACCTTTTCGACAGGTATAAATATAATTAACCTGCACAACATAATGTTTGCTTCACCTACAAAATCACAAATAAGAGTTCTACAATCTATCGGTAGAGGATTAAGAAAAACCGAAGATGGACAAGGGACTACTATTTATGATTTAGCAGATGATTTGTCATGGAAGAAACACAAAAATTACACCTTGAATCACGCAATTGAAAGGGTTAAAATATACACTAAAGAGAAGTTTAACTACAAAATTAGCGAGGTACCACTATGACAGATTTCAATCCATCAGAAGATTTAAAACAACACATGCGCGAGGCTGCAATAATCAGCTATCGTTTAGTAGACGGTAGTTACCTATTAGCAGAAGAGATAGATGCTGATGAAGAAAATAATGTGATATATGTAGCTGACGCGTTAGAACTTAATGTTGTAGGATCGCGCGCGTACTTCTCTCCTTGGTTAGATACTGAAGATGACGAAATGATTCAACTCGTCGGAGATAAAATCGTAGGTAGAGCGGAGACCCCGCTGCACTTAAAAATGGATTACCACAGATATTATATACTTCAAAAATTAAGGAACATTTTAACGAAAGACGAAATAAACAAAGTAGTAAATGAGATGTTTAATCCTCCAGTTGATAATCATGATTTAATAGATGATTACGAAGAAGAGGAAGAGTGGAAAGTTGATAAAGGTATCGCTGAATCACCAATGGATTACCATATGGAGTGGAGAAAGAAATTTAAAGGTAACAACTAATCATACCCTTTCCTTGTTTGGTTTTAATTATTATACCAAAAAAGCAGATCGCTGTAAATAAAAAAATGCCAAAAAGGGTAACTTTTTTTATTTACTTTTGAGTGAAAATATAATATAATGGATACATAAAATAATGAAGAACGATAAAAATAAAAAACCTAAAATTAAACCTAGGGATAAACCACACTACGTAAATAACAAACAGTTCTCTCAATCAGTAGTTGATTACGTAACATCAGTGGTTGAAGCAAGAAAAGTAGAAAAAGATGAGCCAGTTATAACTGAATATATTGGAACTTGCTTTTTAAAAATAGCTGAAGGCTTATCACATAAACCAAACTTTGTAGGATATACCTATAGAGAAGAAATGGTAATGGATGCAGTTGAAAATTGTATTAAAGCAATTATGAACTACGATATTAAAAAAGCAACTCGTACTGGTTTACCTAATGCTTTTGCTTATTTTACACAAATTACTTACTATGCGTTTTTAAGACGTATTGCCAAAGAGAAAAAACAACAAGAGATTAAAGAAAAATATATGGACTTTGCTGGAGCCTCTGCCTTTATGGATATAGGCGATCATCCAGATCCAAATGGCATTGTTGATAGAGTACGTTATAAATCACAAAGAATCAAACAGAATGATGATAAGGTTAAACAGTTTGGAAAAGAACTTAAAAAACGTGCTAAGAAAAAAGTAGTAGGTGGTTTAGAAAAATTTCTATAATACATTATGCGAATTGCGATATTGAATGATACTCATGCCGGAGTTAAAAACGGTGCTGACATCTTTTTAGATTACTCAGAAAAATTTTATGATGAAACCTTTTTTCCGTACTTAGTTGAACACGGGATTAAAAAGATAATTCACTTAGGTGATTATTTCGAGCATCGTAAGTATGTAAACTATAAAGTTCTCGAACACAACTATGAAACGTTTATTTCTAAGTTGTACGAGCATGATATACACATGGATATTATTCCAGGAAATCACGATGTGTATTTTAAGAATACCAATGACCTAAATTCGCTTGAACAAATACTTAGTAAGTATAGCGATCGTATTCATATACACATGGATCCAAAAGTAATTAACTATGATGGATTAGATATTGGTTTAGTTCCGTGGATAAGTAAAGATAACGAAGAAGAGTGTATGGAGTTTATGCGTACTGCTTCTGCTCCTATTCTTATGGGTCACTTAGAACTCGGTGGTTTTAGATATATGGCAAACGCCAATATTACCTCTCACGGTATGGGTACAGAAATTTTTCAAAGATATGAAGCTGTTTATTCTGGTCATTACCACACGAAAAGTACACAAGAAAATGTAACGTATCTTGGTACTCAATTCGAACTTACTTGGTCTGATGCCGGTGATCCAAAATACTTCCACGTATTAGATACAGATACTCGCGATATTTTACCAATACGCAACCCCAGTGTTCTCTTTCAAAAAATTATTTACGATACTGATAATGAACCAACGCTTGAGCAGGAAAGAATAGAAGGAACTTACATTAAAGTTGTTGTAAGCAATAAGAAAGATCTATTTGCCTTTGATCAATTCATGGATACGTTATATAATCTTAATCCACACGAAGTACGTATTATAGAAAACTTTGATGAACTTGCAGGTGGTAGTATTGACGACGATGATGTTGATACTGTCGATACACCTACGCTATTAAACAGTTATATCGACACAGCAAAAACTAATTTGAATAATGACATTCTCAAGAAAATGATGAATGAACTCTATATAGAAGCACAAGCTTATGATAATATTTAAAAAACTTACTTGGAAAAACTTTCTTTCAACAGGTAATAAAGAAACAACAGTTTATCTTAATCAGGACAAATCAACATTAGTTGTTGGCGCTAATGGTGCAGGCAAATCTACAATGCTTGATGCGCTATCCTTTTCGTTGTTTGGTAAACCACACCGCAGTATCAATAAGCCTCAGCTTGTAAATACTATCAACAATAAAAATTGTTTAGTCACTGTTGAATTTTCTGTAGGTGGTTTAGAGTATAAGATTCTACGTGGTATGAAGCCAAACATATTTGAAGTTTATAGAAATGGACAACTACTAAACCAAGAATCTCATAGTAGGGATTATCAAAAAATTATTGAACAAAATATTCTTAAGCTTAATCACAAGTCTTTTCATCAGGTTGTTGTATTAGGTTCATCTAACTTTATTCCTTTTATGCAATTGCCTTCTCACTCAAGACGAAGCGTGATTGAAGACTTATTAGATATTGGTATTTTCACTAAGATGAATGTAGTCTTAAAGGATAAGATTAATTTGTTGCGAAGTCAATCACAGAACACAGATAACAAACTTGATTTGCTTAAAGAAACGATTCGGCTACGGGCTAAACATATATCAGATCTAAAAAACATTGATACATCTAATAAAGAAAAGAACGAAAAAAAGATTCAGCTAATTGAAGATGAAAACACAATACTTAAAAATAGTAATAAAGAACTTCAAGAAGAACATGATAATACATACATAAAGGTAAAGGAAAACATGGATGATGCTCACGTTAAAATACGAGATCATTCTTTTGCTGAACAATCTTGGAATTTAAATGTAGGTAAAATTGTCAAAGAAGCTAAATTCTACGAAGAAAATAGTGTGTGTCCTACATGTTCTCAAGAATTAAGTTTAGAGCTTAAAAACGAAAAAGAATCTGAAGCTAAAGAAAAGGCAAAGGAGATAAGTAAAAAAATTGCAGACTCGATTGAAAAAAGACAAGGTATCGAAAAATTACACGAAGAATACCGTAAGCAGTGGGTACACTTAAACGAAGTTCAAACTTCTATTAATAATAACGAGTTAAGACTAACATCCAATAATGAAAAGATTGCTGATTTAAAAATAGTTGAGACTGTAAAAGATACAAAAACAGCAGAAGATAAGTTGTCAAAAGATAAAGAAGAACGCGAAAAACTTTCTGATCTAAGAGTAGAACAATCTAAACTAAGTTCTTATATGGATGCGTTAAGTGAACTGTTGCGTGATACAGGCATTAAAACGAAGGTTATACGTCAGTATCTACCTATCATGAACAAGCTTATAAATCAATATCTTCAGGTTTTAGACTTCTTTGTGTTGTTTAATTTAGATGAATCTTTTAATGAAACTATTCGTTCTCGCCATAGAGATGTATTTACTTATCCATCATTTTCTGAAGGTGAAAAACAAAGGATTGATTTAAGCTTACTATTCGCTTGGCGTCAAATCGCCAAAATGAAAAACTCTGCAAATACGAATCTACTTATTCTTGACGAAACATTTGATTCAAGTATGGATGCTGATGGTGTCGACAACCTCCTCAAAATACTTTACACTTTAGGAGATGATACTAACGTTTTCATTATTTCTCACAAACAGGATCTGCTTGACGGTAAGTTTCCGCGGAAAATAGAGTTTGAAAAGGTAAATAATTTCAGCAAAATGAAGTGATTTTTCATAAGTTGTTGATAGAGATATACTTAGCATTTTGGGATAGTTTCATTTTCTTATTTACTTTTGCATCGATCTATGGTATAATAGATCTATAACAATTAGGTAAGGTTTATGGAAAAAATACTCGATTTACAAAATCAATCATCGGTAGCCCGACTACTCGCCACTGAAAATATTACGGTCACTCACAAAAAAGGTATCAAAACAGCGTACTTTGATGTAAAGCACCGTGTACTTGGTCTTCCAGTTTGGAAAGATAAAGGCAAGGTAGTTTATGATATGCTTGTTGGTCACGAAGTATCCCACGCTCTTTTTACACCTGTTGATGGATTTGAAAAATTCCTCGAAAAAGAAGATCGTAAGTATTTTGATATTCTAAACATTATTGAAGATATTCGTATCGAGCGACTAATTAAAAACAAGTATGCAGGTATGCCAAGAATATTCAATGGTGCATACAAAGAACTTGTAGATAATGACTTTTTCGGAATTAACGACAAAGATGTTCCATCGTTAGGCTTCCTTGATCGTTTAAACTTACGTGGTAAAATTGGTACAGTTGTTGATATTCCACTTAACGAAGAGGAAGAAGAGCTTTACCAAGAATGCTATGCGGCTGAAACATTTGAAGATGTTGTTGAACTTTACCATAAAGTAAAAAAGTTTGCTGAAGAAGAAGCTGAAGCCAAAAAGCAAGAAGAAGCTAATTCTCAAGTCTCTC